GCGCCCTCGCCGGTGCTGATGGATGCGACGGTGTCGTCCTCGATCTCCCAGCGGGTCGATGCGGACTCGGTGTTCGGCGTGGCGGTGGCGGTCACCGTCTGGGTGTCGCCGATCTCCAGCACGACGTTGGCGTCGTCGATCTCGAGACCGGTAACGGCGACGGCGTTGGCGGACACGATGGCGTAGACGCCCTTCTTGTCGGCACGACGGATGGCACCGCCGACGCGGACGAGGAAGGAGTAGACGCTGCCGTAGTAGGTCGGGTCGTCGGCGCGGTCGAACATCACGACCTCGCCCAGGGCGCGGGACACGGAGTCACGCTGCCAGGCAAGACCGCCGGCCAGGTCGGTGGCGGCGCCGGCAGCGCCGTAGGCCTTGAGGGTGCCGTCGGCGGCGAAGCGATACACCGTGGAGCGCATCATGACCTCGAAGCCGTAGAGCATACCCATGACGCCGCGCTTGATGTCGGCGGCCTGGAAGAAGCCGATGGCCTGCGTCTGCGTCATGCCGTCCAGCAGCTGCTGGTACATGTTAGCATCGAGCAGGAGGACGCGGCCCTCGATGGGCACGTTGTCCTGGTTCATGCGCAGCTGCAGGGCAGCCACGTCAGCCGGGCGGATGGCCTTGCGCAGGCCGGTGGCGTCAGGCGTCCAGGCGGGAACGCCCTGGCCGCTCGTCTGCACACGGTGGGACGCAGCGGGGAGCCACGCCTCCAGCATGGATTCGCCGGCGGAGAAGATGAGCTGCTTGCGGTCCTGGTCGATGACGCTGTTGCGCTTGTTGTAACTCAGTTCGACTTCGTCAGCATAGGGGATCTGCACCGGGTCGGTCGTCAGCTCGTCCAGGACGTAGTCGATGTCGGTATCGACACGCTTGCTGGCCTGCGCGGGGACGACGGAGCGATTCTTCTGCACGCCGGACGGGGCGCCGGCGTTCGGGATGTGCACCCGCTTGCCCTCATTGACGTACATGTCGTCGTTGACGCCGCGGGAGAGGAAGCTGTCGTCGGCAAAGAGGCCCTCTACGATGGTCCTCTGCCAAATTTCTTTCTGTACTGCCATATTCTTGAAATTCTAAGGTTACTCCTTGACGCCGAACTTCTCCTGGAACTTGGCCATGTAGAGGTCCGGGTGCTCGTTCTTGAGCTCGGGAAGGCGCTCCGCCTTGTCGATCTCGTCCCAGCTCATGTCAGCGAGATCCTTCGCACCGGCGGCGCCGGCGGCACCTGCAGCTTCGTTCAGCAGGTCCTTGACGGTGACGGGCTTGTTCTTCGCGGGCATCGCGTCGATGATCTTGCGCGTGTTGTCGGCGTCGGCCTTCAGCAGCGCCTTGTAGGTCTCGACCTGGTCGGCGGCGATCTTGCCGGCGGCCACGGCCTGGTTCAGATACGCTTCGGTCTCACGCTCCTGGGCGGCAGAAAGCTGCTGCTTGAGCGACTCGACCTTCGCCTCCAGCGCCGGCACCTTGGCCGCGTCGTTGGCAAGCGTCTTGATCTGCGCGAGGCTCTGTTCCTCGGTCAGATCCTGGAAGGTGGACACCTTCTTGAGTTCGTTAATAAAATCCATTCTACTTGTGTTTGAAGGTTGATTGAAATGCAGTTTGTTGGCGAAAGCGTAGATGGCCTCCGCGGTCGGAGAAGCGCCCAGGGCATCGGCGCCCTGGATGTCGAAGACGCCGTCGCACAGGCGGCGGGCGATGGCCTCGTCGGCGGTCATCCAGTGGTCGGTACCGTCGAAGTATTCGGCACGGACGGCGTCCGCGCTCTGGCCGCACTTCTCGCCGATCATCTGGGCGAGGGAGACTTCCAGCCCGGCGATCAGGTCCGCGCACTTGCGCATGTCCTCCACGCCGCCGCTGCAGCTGCCGCTGACCTGGTGGAGCATCAGGCGGGAGAAGCGCGACATATACATCGGCTTGCCGCACAGGGCGATGATGCCGGCGATGGAGGCGGCGAGGCCGTCCACGAAGATCTTGATGTCGGCGGAAGAGGCGCGGAGCGCGTTGTAGATGGCGATGCCGGCGAAGACCTCGCCGCCCTGGGAGTTGATATGCACGTCGATCTGCGGGAAGTCCTGCTCGAGGTACATGAGCTCGGCGGCGACCCGCTCAGGGTCCACACCGTCCTTCTGCGCGCCGATCTGGCCGTAGAGCATCAGCGAGGCGCGGCCTCCGGAGGTCGCGACCACGTTGAGAAATTTGTACTCATTCATAAGTTATAACTATCGGCCGACTTGTGTCGTCCTCGTCGCAAATATGCGCATACGGTCGGCAATTTCAAAATTAAATAATTAACTAATAGCCATTTACGCGATTGAAAAAGCCCGGAAATAGCATTGTGTAAAAAATACATAGTGCGAAATCCATAATTAAAAGCAATATTTGCGAAAAAGATTTGCTTATGGCAGCAGCACTCAAGAACACGCAGAAGAAGACCATCGCCAAGGAGCTCTACCTGAACGGCGACTTCACGCTCGAGGAGATCGCCGAGAAGGTGGGCGCCGTCCGCCAGACCGTGGCCCGCTGGGCCAAGGACGAGAACTGGAAGGACATCAAGGCCTCCATGACCGTCGGCAAGGACAAGATCCTGAAGAACCTCTACGCCCACGTCCAGACCATCAACGACACCATCACGATGCGTCCGGACGGTGAGCGCATCCCCACGCCCAAGGAGGCGGACACGCTGGCCAAGCTGGCCGCCGCCATCGACAAGATCGAGAGCGAGAGCGGCATCCGCGAATATGTCAACGCCGGCATCGCCTTCCTGACCTTCGTGCGCTCCACCGCGCCGCAGAAGGCCGTCGAGATCAGCTACTTCTGGGACTCCTTCATCAAAGACAAGCTCCGCTAGCCTATGAAAGAGATCGACAAGAGGGCACTACAGGAGTGGGAAGCCTTCCGGGACAATATCCGCCGGGAGACGCCCACGGAGCTGCTCAGCGACGCCGAGCTGGTGCGGAAGCGCGCCCACCTCGAGGCGCATCCGGTCGAATGGATGCAGTATTTCTTCCCGAACTACGCCAGCTGCGACTTCGCGCCCTTCCAGACGGCCGCCATCGGCCGCATCGTCAGGAACGACGAGTGGTTCGAGGTGTGGAGCTGGGCCCGTGAGCTCGCGAAGTCCACGGTGGCCATGATGCTCGAGCTCTTCCTGATGCTCACCGGCCGCAAGCACTACCTGCTGATGGTCAGCGCAACGCAGGACGCTGCCGTCCGCCTGCTTGCCCCCTACCGGGCCAACCTCGAGGCGAACCAGCGCATCAAGCAGTTCTACGGCGAGCAGCCCTCGCCGTCCAAGTGGGAGGAGGACCACTTCGTCACCAAGGGCGGGCTGTCCTTCCTGGCCGTCGGCTTCGGCAACGCGCCCCGAGGCACCCGCAACGAGGCCATCCGTCCGGACATCATCGACATCGACGACTACGACACCGACAAGGACTGCCGCAACCCCGTCACCCTGGACAAGAAGACCGAGTTCATCGAGCGGGCCGTCATCCCGACGCGCTCCGTCAACAAGGCCACGCTCATCCTCGCCAAGGGCAACCTCATCGCCAAGGACACCGTCATCGGCCGCCTGGGCACGAAGGCGGACAAGCACTCCATCGTGAACATCGTCGACAAGGACGGCAACAGCAGCTGGCCGCAGAAGAACACCCTCGAGCACATCGAGCGCATCAAGGCGACCATCTCCTCCGGAGCCTTCCAGGCGGAGTACATGAACAACCCCATCCAGGAGGGCAAGATCTTCAAGAACCTCCCCCTGGGCAAGATGCCGCCCCTGCGCAGCTTCAAGTTCCTGGTCTGCTACGGCGACCCGTCCACCTCCAACAAGGGCAAGGCGGGCAGCTCCACCAAGGCCGTGTGCCTGGTGGGCCGCGCCGGCACCACGTACTACGTCCTCAAGGCCTTCGTCGACCACTGCACCAACGCCACGTTCATCGACTGGTACTACCAGATGCAGGAGTGGGTGGCCGGCCGCGTGCCGGTGTTCTACCTCATCGAGAACAACAGCCTGCAGGATCCTTTCTACGAGCAGGTCTTCCTGCCGCTCATCCGCGAGGAGAACGCCCGCCGCAGCGACAGCCTCTTCATCACCGGCGACGCCCGCCCGAAGACCGACAAGGCCGCGCGTATCGAGGCGAACCTGGAGCCCATCGACCGCAACGGAGCCTGGCTCTTCAACGAGGACGAGGCCGACAATCCGCACATGGTCGAGCTGCTGGACCAGTTCAAGCTCTTCGAGCCGACGATGCCCTACCCTGCCGACGGCCCGGACTGCCTGGAGGGCGCCATCGCTGAGCTCAAGCGCCGCCTGCAGCTGGAGGTCTACCACGTCGACGTATTCACACGCGGCGACCTGATCGACCGCGACTCGAGGATGTAATAAAACGCCATTTAATTGTCATTAAACGCAAATAACATATCATTTTATGAGCCGATTTATCCAAGAGACAGACTACGACGCCTCCATCCACCGGGAGATCCTGGACGCGCTGCTCAGGCACGACAGCGACACCTCCGACGAAGCCATCGTGCACATCTGCGAGGACCGCGCCATCGAGGAGATGCGCGGATACCTGGACAAGTTCTACGACACCGACGCGATCTTCTCCGCAACCGGAGAGGAGCGCAACCAGCTGGTGCTGATGATGGCGGTGGACATCGCCGTCTACCACATCTTCTGCCAGCATAACCCGTACAAGATCTCGGAGATCCGCAAGGAGAGGTACAACCGCGCCATCGACTGGCTGAAGGCCGTCGCCGCCGGCAAGATCACCATCGCGAACGCCCCGAGGCTCCCGGAGGAGGAAGCGGCCGCGGCATCCCCCTGGAGGCTTGAATCCAACGAGCTGCGCGGCTGTCACTTTTAATTTCGCGAATTATGGCTGAAGCAGCAAAACGCGGCCGCCCGGCGGCCAAGAAGACCATCACCCAGGGAGGCATCACCCAGCTCACCCCGACGCAGCAGAACCTCACCGTCATCCTGCAGAGCCCCGAGCTCTTCCACTTCGACATCAGGCGCTACATGGACAGCCTGCAGTCCGCCAGCGCCATCGACTTCTACAACCGGACGCAGCTCTACGACATCTATCACTCCGTGATCACCACGGACGGCCACCTCTCCGGCATCATAAACAAGCGCCTGAGCGCCGTGTCCCGCGAGCGGTTCGAGTTCCAGCGCGACGGCAAGCCCGTCGACGAGATAAACGCGCAGATCCGCTCGCCCTGGTTCCGCCGGTTCGTCCGCGAGGCGGTCAACTCCAAGCTGTGGGGGTTCTCACTCTTCCAGTTCATGCGCGACGACCAGGGCTGGATCACCTTCGACCTGATCGACCGCAAGCACTTCGACCCTGTCAAGAAGGAGGTCATGCTGTACGAGCGCGACGTCAACGGCGTGCCGCTCGACCGCTTCTCCAACTGCCTGGTCGTGTGTGACGACCCGCGCGGGCTCGGCCTGCTGGCCACCTGCGCGCCGTACGCACTCTACAAGCGCGGCAACTTCGGAGACTGGGCCCAGTTCTGCCAGATCTTCGGCATGCCCATCCGGGAGTACACCTACGCCGCCGGCGACGAGGAGGCGCGCAAGCGGCTCCTGCAGGACGCCCGGAAGCAAGGCGCCAACGCCGTCTACATACACCCGGAAGGCTCCAGCATGACGCTGCACGAGAGCGGCCAGAAGTCCGGCACCAACGACCTCTACGAGCGCTTCACCGGCGCCTGCAACGACGAGATGTCCATCGCCGTCCTGGGCAACACGCTCACCACCAAGAGCGACACCAACGGCACGCAGGCCCTGGGCACCGTGCAGGCCAAGGAGCAGATGAAGATCACCGAGGACGACGTGCAGTTCATCCTCGACCTGCTCAACTACGACATGACGGAGATCTTCGCCAACCTCGGCATCAACACCGCCGGCGGCGAGTTCGTCCACATCGAGCCGAAGTACACCGACAAGCAGGTGCAGATCAACGTCGTCTCTAAGCTCAAGGAACTCGGCCTGCCGATGTCGGACGACTACCTGTACGAGACCTTCGACATTGAGAAGCCAGACGACTACGACGCCCTCAAGCGCGACATCGACGCCACGCGGCTGGCCGCCGAGGAGCGCACCCGCCAGATAGCCGACCGGCTCAACCGGCCGGGCGGCGAGGAGCCCACCAACGAGGACAAGGTCCGCTTCTTCGACCGGTTCAGGCGTTTTTTCGGACTAGCCCCGCAGGGCGGGGCGCCCGCGGATCCTTTGCCGTTCTGATAGACAAGCAGTACGGCTGCGGCTGCCCCGTCTGCAGCGGTGCCGCCGGCGGGTTCCGCAACGAATCCGTTCAGCTGCCGGTAGTGTTCAGCGCCCGCGCGCTGAGCGAGGGTCTGCGCGCCATCTATGACGAGAAGATAGACGTCCGGACGGAGATCGAGCGCCACATCTTCGAGGAGACGCTTAGACTGTTCAACGAAGCGACAGCGCAGGGCCTCTCCGACAGCATCGACCCCGATCTGATCACCGACCGGTTCCTCCAGGAGCTCCGGACAAATAACGCCGTCTTCTCGGCCTTCCGGACGCATCGCATGCAGAACGACATCGCCCGGCAGCTCATTGACCCGCTCACCGGCCAGCTCAAGAGCTTCGACCGGTGGAAGCTGGACATCAAGGGAATGACGGACCACTACGTTCACTCCTGGCTGCAGACGGAGTACGACACCGCCGTCATCCGGGCGCACCAGGCCGCCGACTGGAAGCACTTCATCGAAGAGGCTGACGTCCTCCCGAACATCCGCTGGATGCCGACCACCTCCATCACTCCGGATCCGCTGCACCAGCACTACTGGGAAAAGCGGCTCACCCTGCCCGTAAACCACCCGTTCTGGCAGGAGCACCGCCCGGGCGACCGTTGGAACTGCAAGTGCTCCCTGCAGCAGACCGACGACCCCGTCAACGCCTCGGCGCTCGACGGCTGGACGCCGCCCCTTCCGCAGCCCGGACTCGACAACAATCCGGCCAAGGACGGCCAGCTGTTCAGCGACACGCACCCGTACTATACAGAAGCATACCCTGGAGCCCAGCAGGCCGTCAACAACCTGATGCGCAAGCAGAGCCCCTCCAGCCTCCGGAGGACCGAAGAGGAGAAGGAGCGGATCATACGAGAATGGAACGAGCGAAAGGAGATCCGCGCAAACGAAGCGGCAATCGCCGAGCGCCTGGAGATGAGGATCCCTTCCCGCGGGATGACTTTTGAAGAGGCCAACGAAATGCGCAGCAATCCGAAATACCTCGAGTCTAGGATGTACCAGGTAAACTGTCAGTCGTGCGTGGTTAGCCACGAGCTCCGGATGCGCGGGTGGGACGTCGAGGCGATCGGGAACAACCGGAAGAGTGACTCGCTGGCCAGGAAGCTATCATACCGCACGCAGAACGCGTGGATAGACCGCTTCACCAACAGCTCGCCGGCTACAACATCGGCCCAGGACTTCGCAGAAATGGCTACAAAGGCGTCCGCCATCGGCCGGTACCACGTGAAATGGCACTGGGCCTCTATGTTCAGCGGCCACATCATCACCTTCGAGCGAACTGCTTCCGGCGCGTTCTTCTACGACCCGCAGGCCGGGATCAGATACACGCTGGAGGAGATTGTCGGGAAGTGGGGCGAAAGGATCCGGAAGGGTTCGGTCGAGTTCTACAGGGTTGACACGCTGAACGTGAACCCCGACTACGTGAAGGTCGCGAAAAGGAAACCGAAACCGAGGACTAAGAAAAGATCTCCATGATCTTCTCGGTCTCGTCAGGAGTCGCCCACCTGGGCGAGGAGGAGGCGGAGAGGATGTACTGAGGGAGACCGATGGCGCACTCCTCCTCGGTGTCTGCCAGATAGACATCGAACTCTTCCCAGACGCCGAGATGCTTGACGACCGGGAAATCTTCAGACTCAGCGAGTCTTTTAATATTAGCGGGAACTGCCATACGCCGCGAATGTATAAATTAATTTGAAAACTATCAACAATTTATTGATTTTTTTGACATGCCGGCACCCGATTTTAGAAAGATGGTACAGGACGACCTGAAGGAGCTGCAGCGCCTGCAGCGCCGGGTGCTGCCCGTCAAGGTGGGCCGGGCGGTGCAGGCGTCCGTTCGGGAGAACTTCCGCCGCGGCGACTTCTACGGCGGCCAGGACTGGGAGCAGCCGCTGCGCTCCAAGCTGGGGTTCAGCGGGGCCGGCGGACAATACGGCCCGCTGCTCTCAGGCAGCAACCACCTGATGATGTCCAACGACTACGTCCCCATGGACGGCCGGGTGCTCATCCGCAACCTGGTGCAGTACGCCTCCGTACACAACGACGGCGACCAGATCGCGGTGACGCAGCGGATGAAGAAGTTCTTCTGGGCGAAGCACTACGAGGCCGAGGAGATCCGCGGCAAGGGCTCCGTGGAGGCGGACTTCTGGCGCAACATGGCGCTCAAGAAGCCGGGCGGGCGCATCAAGATCCCGCGGCGCCACTTCCTGGGCCCGGACAAGGCCGTCAACAAGATAGTCAAGGGAGTCATCGACACCGAGCTCCGTAACTTTGTAAATCAGCACTCAAATGGAAAAATTACTGCAAGATCTCATTAACCTCTTCGGGCAGATGATGCCCGAGCTCTCCACCATCGACGAGGACTACGGCCAGCTCGAGATGATCAACCAGGAGAACCGCGACACCTACCCGCTCACCTACCCGGCGCTGCTCATCGACGCACCGGACGTGCAGTGGAGCAATATCGAGGGACTCTCCCAGAAGGGCACCGCGACCATCCGGGCGCGCCTGATCATCGACTGCTACGACGACACGCATCACGGCTCCGGGACCACGCACTACATCGCCGAGCGCGCGGCGCTGCGCGCCAAGGTGCACAAGCTGCTGCAGGGGCACTGCGTCGACGGACAGGGCCCGCTCATCCGGAGCGGCAGCCGGTTCTACACGTGGGACCACGGCATCAAGGTCTACGAGCAGACCTACAGCTGCGTGGTCACCGAGATGCTGGAGCCGGATACCGAAGCGGTCCAGGCACAGCCCAGGGTCACGGTCCGGCTGATGAACCAGGAATAAAAGAAGCGCCCAGGCTAATCACCTGGGCGCCTCCGTATACTAGCCGGGCGGCTCTTTCAATAGCTACAGATAGCCTCTTTCTTCCAGCTCTTTGGCTAGCGTTCCCGCGCAAATGGCGGCCACGCCTGCTGCTGTTTTATACTCTGCCGTTTTATTGAGCAGGTTGATGTAGATCTGGCGAGACGTCTCGCGGATAAAGGCCGCTTTCCTTTCGGCGCGCTTGGCGCGGCTCTCCTCTTCGTAGTTATGAGGAGCTGGTAATGATGATTTTCCAGTTGCAGGCATGGCTACTCCTCCTTTTTGATGATGATTACTCTAACCTCGTCTCCTTCCTTGAAGTTGGAGCGCAGATAATCGGTCAGCACTTTCGACGGAAGCTCCACCCAAGCAGAGACGCCACACATATCGACGTGGCCGCAGAGGGCTCCGCTCATTAGCCGCTCGCGCTCGGCGAGCATACCGTCGGCGTAGGCGTCGCGGCGCATTGAGGTACTACGCCCTCGTCCACTTCGGGAGGATAGCCGATGTACTTGTTTTGCTGCCTCTTTCACATCCTCCGGGACTAGCTTGTTGCGCTGCGCCATTTTCTCGCGGATGACCTCTTTGACCACCCAGACAATGTCGGAGCAACAAAGGAGAAGGATAACTAGCAGGATTGCATTAATAGGGTCCATTTTATTCGTGTTTTAATTGTTTTCTAAAGGCCTCGTAGCGACGGATCCACTCCATGTTCTGCAGGACGGCCGCACGGTACTGGGGCGCTCTGTTGTGTAATGCGATGGCGCGCTCGAGGTCGCGCCCCTCGTTGTAGTGTGCCTGCATGAGGTCCCACATCTCGAGACTCTTGCCGGTGTCGAAGGCGTCCTGCAGCACGTAGTCGGTGCCGGCGATGCGATTGACCTCAGCTACGTATATCGGCGTGATCTGGAGGATGCCGGAGTCCTGGGCCTTGCCGACGGCGGAGGGGTTGAACCTGGACTCCGTGTAGGCGATGGCCAGCTGCAGGACCTGCCAGTCTGTCAGCTCGTCGCCATGCTGCTGGCGCAGCAGCTGGACGACGGAGATCTTCTCCGGTACCGGCGCGGGCTCCGGATCTTCCTGTGCATAGAGGCTTCCTGCTATCAGCAGAACCAGGACGCCGCAGAACAGCGTGATGAGGGCCATGCCCTCGAGCTCTGATACCGTGCGTCTCATAGCTCCACCTCCACCATCTTCTTGCAGGTGACCGTCCAGCCGCGCCGGCGAAGCTCCGCTACCAGGGCCTCGTCGTTGCACACGATGCCGGATTCGTCGACGGCAAGGCCAGATCCGGCCGGCGCCGGCTGCTCCTGCTCCGGATCCTTTCCCAGGATAAACTTGTCGAGCAGCACCTTCGCGGCCCGTGCTTGGTCCTCCTTCCGGACGCAGGCCTTGTCCTGCTCGTCGGCGAGCACCTCGATGCCCGAGCTGCGGACCAGGTCGGTATATCCGCGGCCGACCACGCCGCAGGTGCGGGCGATGCTGGCGATGCGTACCAGACCGGATTTGTTCGTGCGTCCTCCGGCCAGCTTATTTCCGCCTAGACGCTTCGGCTGGGCCTCTTTATGCTCCGGAGTCTTCGCGGCCTCAGAACGGGCTAAAATGGCCCGTTTCGCGGCTTCCTGGTCTTCTTCGCTGACCAGGTTGGCGCTTCCGCTCTTCTTGATGGCAATGCCGGCGGCGCGGACGGCCTCGACGCAGCCGCGGGCCGGCACGTCGAGATCGCGGGCGATGGCCGAGATGGCCACGTAGCCGGCGGTCTTCTTGCTGCGCATCTTCTCGCTGACAGCAGCTGCTGCCATGGCGTCGGCAGCAGCAGCTGCTTTCCTGGTCTCCTGGTTCTCCTGGACAAGCTCTGCGCCGTGCAGCGTGGACAGCTTGACCTCTTCTCCGTCGGCGCTCCGGGCGAGCCCGGTGTCGGTGATGGTGTATCGCTTCCCGTGCATATCCTGGATGGTGTCTCCCGGGAAGATCTCCTTGTAGTTCCTGTCGAAACCTACATAGGACTTGTTCTCTTTTTTCATGTGCGTGTCATTAAAAAGGGGGCGGAGGCCCGCCCCCGGGGTTGGTTATTTCGTCGGAATACTGTCAGGCATGAAGCTGAACACTTCGGGCGAGAACTTCGGGGGCACGCGACGAGGGTGCTCCAGCTTCATGTTCTTCTTGAGCTCATCCGTCCCGATGCTTTTCGCACGCTGGATGATCTTGATGATGGTCTCTGGAGCCAGGAAGAACTCATTCTCGCTCAGCTGCATGATGGCGTCATCACTGCGCATGCGCATCTCTTCGGTCCAGTAGTAATACCGGGCGGCGATTTTCGCGTTTCGCCGTTCGAGCAGCCTCTGATCTCTTTCGTGCTTTGCCATAGCCGGATGAATTAAGATTCGGTCATTCCAAGGGGAATTGCCTCCCAGTCGTGCACCACGCCGCCGTTCTGGTCGATCTCTCTCTTCTCGCAGCGGATGTACGTGCGGCTCACAGCCGGACGATAGGCCGTCTCGATGATCTTGACGCCTTCCAGGAACTGCGCGTCGCCGCTCTCGTCGGCCAGCTTGCGCAGCCGGACCACGCGGGACGCCTTCAGGGCTCCGTTGGCGGAGCGCTGCAGCAGGCTCAGCACCATCTTCACCAGCTGCTGGCTCTTCGGATCTGTGGCGAGGCCCTCGATGTAGCTCTTCACCTTCGCGATGCCCTCCTCGACGGTGTCGTCGTAGGCGTCGGTCTCGTAGACGCCGATGGTCACGCGCATCGTGCCGGCATCGTTGGTGAAGGTGTGGGACTTCGGCATGTCCTTGCCGTCGATCTCGAGCAGCTCGGCTTTCAGCGCCTGGAGGGCGGCTGCCTCCTCGAGCACCTCGGCCTTCTTCTGCCGGATCTTGTCGGACAGAGGCGTGAGCGCCTTCATCGTCTTCTTGACGAAAGACTCGCGGAGCGCCGCGTAGCTGTCGCGCAGCTGCTGCACCCGCTCCTCGGCCTGGCGCCGCGCCTGCTCCTGCTTGAAGGCCTCGAACTGGGCCTTCTCCTCGGCCGTCATCTGGACGACCTCCATGTTCTTTTTTTCAGACATAACTATTTTTGATTAGATTGTGATTTCTAGCATTTCGGGATCTCGCCTTGCACCTCGATGAGCGTGAGCGACGATTGGCCGATGTGGATGTAGTGGAATTTCCCGCCGGAGACGTAGCCGGGGCTCGGCTTGTGGTCGATAGTCACCGTCTTGCGAGATTTCATGCTTTTACTGTAGGCATTCTGCCGCTCCTGCAGGGAAAGGACGATGTCGTCCAGGTCTCCCTCCTTCACGAGGTGGTGCATATACAGCCCCTTGGCCTCCTCGAACATCGTGCGCTCCATGGCCGACGAGCGGCCGTTGGGCGGATAATCGTGTGATACGAAGAAAATGCGCTCCATGGCTATCTCTTCTTTGAGGGTTGGTCCAGATCGTCGCGGCGCAGCTCGAAGTGCTTGCCGCCGAAGATCGCGTCGGTGATGACTCTGTAGAAGCACACCAGGGCGACGACGACCAGAACGACAATCAACACGAAGAGAACGATACCTGTCGCTTCCATGGCTAGATTCGCTTGATGTTGATTTTGATACCCTGCAGGATGTAACCGCGGCGCTTCAGCTCGTCTGCGAGCATCTCGTCCGGCATCAGCTTCACGATCATTTCCAGATCCTTCTTGATGTCATCATCGGTTGCCTCCTCCTCTTCCTTCCCAGCTGCTGCGTCCTTGGTAGCGCGCGCAGCCTCCTCGTCGTTCTTCTTGTCGATACGGGCCTGCTTGGCGGCGGGCGTCTCCCGCGTGGTGGCGCTGCGCTCTGTCTCGAGCTTGCCGACCTCGGCCGCCGAAAGCAGGCGGACGCCGAGCTCCTTGTCGTTGACCAGCTCCTCCAGGGGCACCGCGGCACCCTCGCCGACGGGCACGGCCTGGCAGGCTGAATTGATGAAATAGCGGGCGCCGGTGGCGTCGGCTACATAGGAGTGGACCTTGATGGCCTTGCCATCTCTGTCCTTGTAGGGAGTCTCCTCCCCGGTCTGCATCTTTTTCATATTTCTGTGTGTTTGAATGGTGATTGATTACTGATTAACCAGGTCACTAACTAGCAACCTCCGAGGGCCGGATGTGCACGACGGTCATCGGCACGTCCTTGCGCTCCTGATCGGAGCCGCTGTGCAGTCCGCCCTTGTTGATGATCATCTCGAGCTTGCGGACCAGCTCCTGCAGCTCGACGACGGTGAGGTCGTAGAAGCGCTTGCCGGCGATCTTCGGACTCGACACGAAGGAATTGATGCCCGCCCAGTTGTCGATGGTGTTGATGCCCAGGCGGCCGATGCGCAGCAGCGCGGAGCTCCGCCAGCGGCGCAGCTCCTCCGCGGTGTTGTTGGTGGCCGTCTCGATGGTCGCGACCATCTCCTCGTATTCCGAGTCGGTCATCTGCGTCAGGTGTGTCGTGCGCCCGTCGGTGAACTGCAGGACCATCTCGTCCTTGTCGATGCGGGGGTTCTTGCGCAGCAGCGCGTAGAACTTGGTGTAAACTCGCTTTGCCATATCGTTCTAGATTTGTGAGTCGTCCTTGCCTCTCCAGTAGCGGTCCGCTCCCTCCTGCCAGACGACGAATCGCCCGGTGGGACCGATGAAGCGGCCCTTTGAGAATACCGTATGCCCCTCGACCCAGAGCTTGAGGTCCGCGTCGTACATCATGCGCTTGGCGGGCCGGCCTTCCGGCTGCTTGCCGTCCACCTGGCTGACCAGGATGAACAGCTTGCGGGGGAACCGCTCCGCCAGGGCCCGGAAGTCCTGATAGTTCAGCCCCATCACCTGGACGGAGTCGATGATCACGAAGTCCGGGCTGCGCTGACGGGAGAGGCGCTGCGTGAGCGTCTCGACGGTCTCCTTGTCGATGACTTGGAAGTTGGCGCCGCAGTCGGCCATGCCCAGTCTCGAGAGTGTGTTCTGGAAGCTCAGCGAGTAGCCCTCCTCGCGCGACACGTAGAGCACGCGCCCGGATGCCGCCAGCATCTTGGCGAACGCCATCACGGCCGTGCTCT